TTCTTCGTCATATCCAAGTGCACGTGCAATTTGATTTGTAGTAAATTCCTGGTACTCTAAAAATACTTCATCCGGCACCAGAAGTTCCATAGCAAATAGATCAGCTTCCTTTTCGTATTTAGTAGTATTGAATCCAGTGTATGTATCCATAAATAATGCATTTGCCTTTTTATGAAGTAACATATGACCTAATTCATGGGCACAGACAAGAATCTGTTCATGTTCTGGAAGAGAATCATCAATATAAATAATGTTATTACGTTGAAAATATTGATAAAATCCTCTGACACCCTCAAGTGGCACCGGCACAAGGATAGCATTTAGTCCTTTGATGATCTCAAAGGGATTTCTTGTTTTGTGTTTTTTGACAAGCGAATTTACAATCTTTTTTATGTCCATTCACATCAGTCCTTTTTGTATTTTTTAGGTGTATATTTTTCCTTGTTCTTTTTCTTTGCCATTTCCATACCAATTTCCATTGCACTTAGAATAGATTCAATTGCTTCAGGAGAAGCAGGATTACCGTCAAACATTAGTCCTTCTTGTGACGTCAGTTTGTCTTTAGTTTGCTGTAGGATTTTTTCTATTTGTTTTGAGTCTCGTTTGTTC